GTCCTCCTGAGTTTGGCCGACCAGCAGACACCCGTAGGTGTCAAATTGATCGTTTCCAGGATGAATTAATATGAATTGGAAATTTTGAACGTCACGAATCCAAAGCATACCTTGATGCCAACCAGGACCAAAAGCGTGCTGTGAATCGTAATATTTTTTAGTTTTAGTGTGAAAACCGCCGATGGTTCTAAAAGTTATCTCATACTTACCAGCAGGAACGGCCGTCTCGCCGTAAACCTTAGGCCCACTGCGAACTTCATCCTCAAGAGTAAAGCACTCCTCAACACCATCAATGTAAAGCGTGCCATTTGTTGCATCAGAACCAAGTTGAGTCCTAACTACTTTTAACTTCATATAGATTAATTTTAAACATTAAAACCAAGGCAAAAACGTGGCCTAAATTTTAACTTAAATAACTGCCCCAATTTTTATCGGTTTTGTAAGTTTTACCTGAAATATGCAATTTTTTATAAGCCAGTTGAATCTCGTCATATTCCTTTTTGGTTGGGTCAGGTTCAATATTTAAGTCTAGGTTATAATTTTCTCTTTTATACAAAAAACAATGAACCAAGGGAGTGCCAGCTTTTAACTCAAACTCGTCTTTTAATATTTCAAAAGGAAAAGCAATTGATCCCCATTTATCTCCCTCAACAATTCCTGTCAAACACCTAATATCTTTTCTAAAATGATAAAACGGGTCTTGATACATTATGTTATAACCGTCAGGAATTTTAAAAACATAAGGAAGTTGAAACTTTAATATTCTGTTATCAACAGTCCTGCCAATATCCATATAAACAGTTTGGTCTAAAATATGGTCATCAATATGATATTCAATTTTATCATCATAAGACTTGCGGATTGAAGTGTCCCAACTTTGCACTTTTTGACCGTGCTCATCAAGACTAGTTGTAAAAGTCATATTAAACCAAGTTGGAATAATAAATCCACTAGTTAAATAATCCTGGATAGCTGGACAATTCTTAGCGGTCATGACACCTTCATGCGGATGACCATTAAAATGCTTAAAAGTGTCTAGTTGGTTTCCTATTTTTTGTTTTTTATACCAATTTGGTAAAAACTTATTAGAACTTTGCGGCGGATAAAGTTTTAATATTTCTTTATATTTATCGATTTTTGGTATGACTTTAACTTCCACAAACAAACTATAGCATGTACTTTAAAATTTATTTTTAAACAAGCTCCACCCAACCAGTTGAATTATCTGCTTGATAAGAATCTTCATCCCAGGAATACAAAATTTCTTGACCAGGACAAGCTATAGGTGCAACCCATTTAACGTTTGTTGAGTCTTTGACCCAACTGTTAAAAGGCTTTGGCGGGTAGAAAAAATCATCATCTTCATCATAAATATAACCCACACCTGCATAATTACCACGAAAAGGAGTGCCACCTAAAACGTGATTATTTTGAAAAGTGTTAAAACTTGTTCTTAAACACTTCACTGCATTTGGACGCATTGATAAATAAAAAGCCTCCCAATTTGCAAAACCATCTGGCAAGGTTGCTGTTTCATTTTCATCAATGCCAGTAATTACTTCAATAACCTCATCGCTGTCATTTAAAAATGCGTAGTGTGCCATTATGAAAATACAACCGTTCCTGTGCCAGCTGTAAACGAAACAACGGTGTCTGAACCATCAGTAGCACTTGATGAAGTTAAACCAGCACCAACAGTTATGGACCTATCAGCAGTTGGAAATCTTAAAACTACTAAACCACTTCCGCCAGCCCCTCCGCCGCCACCAGCACGACCGCCGCCGCCGCCGCCTCCAGTGTTCACAGTGCCTGCATTTGCGTCAACACCGTTCTGATTAGATCCGCCATTTCCGCCTCCTTCATTACCTGAATTATTTGGAACCGAGTTATTACCAGCCCCGCCAGCACCGCCACCAGCCATACCAACTGCACTACCTGTTATATTTGAGTTCCTACCTGTTCCTGCATTACCACCTGTTGTTAAACCACTATTATCGCCAGCACCACCGCCTCCACCAGCACCGCCGCCGCCGCCTGCGGCTCCAACTCCAGAACCAACACCACCACCAGCTCCACCTTTGTTGCCTTGACGTGCATACTGTGTCCCAGCACTAGTGCCACCAATTCTAGCTCCACCACCACCTGAACTTCCGCCGTCCCTTGACGCAGCGTCAGTATTATCTAATGTTCCACCCTCACCACCGCCTTTAGCGGTTATTGTTGAAAATACACTATCTGAACCTGTTGAACCTGAGCTACCACCTGCTCCAACGGTTACGGTATATTCAATACCGACGGCACAATCTATTGGAAAAGTTACATCATTAAAAGAACCACCGTTACGATCTGTAGAGTAAAAAGTTTGAAAACCGCCCCCGCCAGCACCGCCGCCGTAGTTATTACCACCACCACCGCCGCCCGCTACAACTAAGTAGTCAGGCTGAAAAGTAGTGACAGTAACCGTTCCAGCAGTTGCTGATACAGTTTTGAATTTACCACCTTCACTGCCACTGTTTGATGCTAAAACTATAGACATTTAAGATATCTCACTGCCAAATAAACTAAAAGATACATTTGCATCGCTTGCACCAACAGTTAATAAATCAGACGCATCCATTGTTATACCCAATGTGAGTGTCAAAGTGTCATTTGCTGCAATGCTAACGTCATAAGCTAAATAATGCTCATTAGCCAAAGTAGCCCCGTCAGGTCTTACAGCAACTCTAAAAGTGTTTACCGCAGCCTCCCTGTTAGCAATAACTAAAGTGCTTACAATTGTCTCAGTACTTGATGGACAAGTGTAAAGAGTTACATTGTTAGCACTTGCGTCACCAGTTTGACCTAGAACTTTATATGCTGTCGCCATTCATACTCCTTTCTTTTATTAAGCACCCATTAATAAAAATGGGTCCAGTCCCGATGCAGCCAAGTTAGCTATATCTTGAGCCGTGGTCCTTTTTAAATTATTCGAGTCATCAGCGTCACCAATCAGAACAATATCAGAACCAGCAACAGTTGCAGAAGTTGCAGACGCAGGTGCAATAGTTAAAGTAGATGCAAAAGCACCTGAAGTAGAGCTGGACCCACCTGCAAGTCCTGAAGTTGAAGCAGTTGTGATAGTTACACCAGTGATATCACCTTCGCCAATAAAGTTATTCCAGGCAGACGAATAATAAAACTGCAAAGAATTTGAGTCGAGTAAAAAACAAGCCTGGCCATTTTCAGGCGAAGTTATTGCAGCGTCACGAGCAGTTGAATTAGCAAAGACAGCAACGGCCTGCTCCATTAAATAATTATTAACATCAGCAGCCGTCAAGACTTCACTAACGGCGAAAGTTTTAAATCCACTAGGCATGAGCAAAGAATACTAGAAAAACCACGGATCCCTAGAGTTATGGCCTAGAGCCAAAAAAACAAGAAATAAACAGGCCACTTTAAGCCATTCTAAGACATTTAAATAAAGACCAGGCCTAGTAGTGCCAGGACCAAAAGCCCATAAAAAGGACAAACCCGCACCATTGAAGGCTGCAATGCATACAGATGGTGCGGGTCCTTTAAGTTAGCAACTAAAAGGAAGTCCTATCGGTTGCCCGACAATAAAAAACTAAACGATCCCCACAGTTATAAAAACTTTAAACGATGGGGAGGTTCCTGACAAAGTGTAATTTATACGGAAGTAATCATCAGTAATAGCACCAGCGACTTTTGAATATTGAGCTCCAACAGCAGTAAAGTTAGTCAAAGTTATTCGATCAGTTGCAGAAGTAAAAGATGCATTATCATCACTTTGAACTTTCAAAGCCAAAGTAGGTGTCGAAGTCCCTGATACGGAAACCACATGAGCAGCAACATATAAAGACTTGCCCGCAGCAACAGCTCCAAGTTGGCGGCCTGTTGAATTACCAGTAGCGGTTAAATTTGCAGAGTCGTCAACCATGATAGTGCCTCGAACAGCACGGTCAGAACTGTTAGAATTATTAATACTAAAAGGCATAGCGTCGCCAATCGATCCACCAATCTGATAAGAGAATTGTCTAGATTTCAAAATATAAGCAATGTCACCAGCAGACGAAGTAGCAGATACAGTTGAAATTATTTCTGAACCAGCAGAGATCCCTGACAAAGCGTCAGGTTTACCAACACCAGCCTCAAAAAACCCATTAGCGGCAAGGCTTGCATCTTGAAGTCCTGCAATTCTTGACCTAAAACCTCCTGAATTTATAGGGGTTACATCAACCTCATCAGCAGACAAATCCAGGGTCATTGATTGCGTATGGCTTGAAAAATCATAACCATCCATAAACAATCGGCCGTCAGTTAAAACAAATGTCGCCATTATCTACGACGACCTCCGCCTTTTTTCATGCCGCCCTTTTTTTTCTTTCCACCACCGTAGTGCTTAGGCATTACTTAGCTCCCTTTTTCTTTTTAGAATCGCTTTTAATCTTTTCAAGATGACCACCAGCGACAAGTGAGTCTGCAATTAAATCGTCTTTTATCTCGACAACATCGCCAGGCTCTACACCGTTGATTTTTTTATTTCCAATAATTTTAAATTTCATTAACTTGACCCCTTGGTATATACAGTAAGTCCGAGCCTTGCACCAATGCACTCAACACCATTGACCGCATAAGTTGCTCCATAGTCACTCATTGTAGTGACAACAGCAGACGTCTCAGATTGGCCTAGGTCTGAATTTTGAAATATAACTTGGCGAATAGAACTAGAACCTGAACCATTAATAAAAGCATCTAGTTGATTTTGGCCCGATCGTGAATCGGTCCTTGATACAACGACTAAAATATCAAATTCATAACGGTCAGTGCCACGAGCCATGGCCTCAGTAAAATTAATTGAAGTAGGAATCAAGACCGCAGCAGGTACATTAATCATGTCATCAATAGTGTCATAAACACGAATGCTCGATATATTATTTCCAATTGTTGTCTTAACGGCAGTTCGGACCGTTGAAAAACTAGCCATCAGGCTATCCCAACTGAATCCCCGCGACGATATGGGTCAAGCATCCTGGTTATTTGTCTATTTTGACGAACAGCAAGAACACCAAACTCACCAACACCAGCGATGCCCAGGGGAGTGTTACGCATTGCAAAGTTTTCACTACTAAGCATCAAACAGGCCTGACGGACTGGTTCAGGCACAGCAGCAAAACCCCAGTTAGCGGTTACTTGGACCCTTGGTCGATTATTGGTGTGAGTTGTTGGAAACTCATGAGGACCATCGGTAAAAAGCTCGATAGAAGTAAAACCCAGGCCATCGATCCCAAAAGCCTCACCATTTAAAGGCAATAAAACAAAATCAGTAGACGCAACAGTGGTCTCATAAATGCCATCATCAGAGTCATCATATTTTAAAACAAGACCAGTTGAAGTAGAAATGTCATCCACAACGACCATATAAGGATTGCGAGTTCTGTACACTTTCGCAGAAGTTGATCCATCAGCGTAAAATTTTCGGCCACAAAAAGCATCGATTTGACGACTTGCTGAGTTTACAGCATCCTCAAGTTCATTATCATCATTGGAATCAACAATGTTGACGAAAGCCTTTATCTCTGCCAAGGTACAGTAGCCATTAGTTATCGCCATAATTTATTTTTTTGGTTTAGATTTAGCGGCTGGTTTTTTCTTTGCAGCTGTCTCTGCTTTTGGCTTAGCCATTGCAGTTTCAGGAACGCCAGCATCTTTTAAAATCTTTTTAACTTCAGCAGCTCTTTTAGTTTTTTTATAAACTAAATAACCCTTCAGTTCCTCCTTAAGAGCAGCAATCTGCTCTTTTGAAAGTTTAATTTTCGCCATTTTTAAAACTCCTTTATTTTATCTAGCCAGGATCACTAGGACCCTGGCTAAATAATTACCTAATTAAAATGTAGGTGCGATTAAACCAGTTCCAGTTATTGCAGAGATACCTGCTGGATAACGGCCTGATGCATAAGCAACATAACCATAACAAACAAGTTTGACTGTCAATGAACCTGAACCGACATCGTCGAATCTAAGTCTGAACGGACTACCTGTCTCTTCAAAGAGAATATGGTCGTCAGCTTTGACAATATAGATAGCATCCTCAGTGCCAGCACCTAGGTCAGTTCTGATATTAGCGTCAGCAATTACTGGTAAACCAGCAAGTTGACCTACGACTTGACCATAAGCGGCTGCTTCGCCAACACCATAAACATTGTCAGGCTGATTTCCAGCAGGCAATACCAATGGTCTGCTATTTCCATCAACACCAGCAGCGAGGAATCCCCACCTTCTAGGATGCATGATGATAGCTGTAGCAGCAGCAAATCTATTGCTATTTATTTTTTGAATTCCATCAATTAATTTTGGATACAATTCAGCAACAGTAGGGGATGCATCAGTATAAGTCACGGAGTTTATACCGCCGACTTGGCTGATACCTACAGGTTGGCCAGTTCCACCGCCATTAATTAAATTCTTATCAAGCTCAGTGTAATAAGCTGAAATCAAGTCAGAGAAAACAATAGCCTCAAGATCGGTGCCTCTTTCAATTGCTTGACGGCTTACATCTTGCTGACCACCGATAGTGTTGACATTTACAGTGTAAAGAGTGTCATCAATATTGGTCTCATCGAGTGCTGAGTTTTCACTAGCTTGAAAAGCATTAGTTGAACCTGTTGTAATTCTTGATAGCTCAACCTTCATACCTTTATCTGGTAAAGGTGCCTTTGGTAGAGCATTATAAAATGGGGAACCAGCTCTAGCTTTAGTAGCGACAAGGTCGGTCAAATATTGAGGAACAACTAAACCAGCAAATGCACCAGTTCCAACGTCTCTCTTTTCGCCGTTTCCTTTTTGATGTCGCTCAATTCTATCTTGAGCTAGGTAGTCACCATTTCTAGCGTTAAAAGCATCAGTAAGGAATGCATGGTCAGAACCACGATGATAAACACCAGGCTCTTCAATTGACTCAACAACAGGGTCTAATGACTCTTCGTCAACGCCTAATTTTTGGCGGCTTTCCTCTATTTCTTTTTCAGCTTTTCTAATTTCCTCAGCTTCAGTTATTCTTTCGCCAAGGTCATTAATTTCGCTTTTAAGGCTTTCATATTTTGAAGTTTCGTCCTCATTGAAGTCTCGCTCTTCCTTTTCGGCGAGCTCGGTTAAACCTTTGACTTCAGTGATTAAGGACTCTCTCTTCTCTAACATTTCCTTAATTTTCAATTTAACTCCTAATTAAATAGTTTTTTTATATACAAAGTGTGAGTGTTCGCAAAAGTGAGTAGTCGGCTTTTAAGAACGGCTCTGCATCGCCCAAACT